AAAACCATCACTTTAAGGGTTGTGCCTTAATACACACACGGTAGTCCACGGTTAGACTACTCTTTATTGGTCCATTGGCCTTCGTAGCACATGACTAGTGATAGGCTTGGTAAGACAAGTTAGGGTAAAAGAGGGTGAGGCCTACCTCTACCAATAACAGAATTTAAGAATTTAGGAGCGCTAGCGTTAACCTAAATGAGTTTGTTTGGCATTTGCGCCTGGTTCAACTCTCAAAAGAACTTAAGCTGCGGCTCGTTTTTTGGTTATTTTTTTATAGCCTTGTATGCAAAAAAATAACCATTTATAGGTTGACATTTTAAAATTAATACCTATATAAATAATAATGATACGCTCATAAGAGGTATCATAACATAAACTTTGCTTAATAAAAAGGAGGTTCAAATGACCAATTCAAAAGCAATTCATTCAATTTTTACTGGACTACGACCATTTACGGTGGGGTTTGACGATATGTTCGACCATTTCGATATGTTGACAACTCAACTGCCAACAATGACGGCTAGTAATTATCCACCATACAATATAGTAAAGACAGGTTCTTTATCATATGACATTGAGGTGGCTCTAGCAGGTTACGGTAAAAAAGACATTACAGTAAATTATGAGGATAATATCCTAAAAATTGAATCTGTAAAATCAAAAGAAGAAAAAGAAGTGGAAGACAATGACGGCGTATTACACAAAGGCATTGCTAAAAGAAGCTTCGTAAAATCTTTTACGATTGCAGATGATGTCGAGGTCAAAGGTGCTGAACTTAAAGATGGTTTATTAAAAGTGTCTTTAGAAAAAATAGTACCAGACCACAAGAAAGCAAGAACTATATCTATTAAATAGTTTTTGTTTTGCAACCACCGTTTTATTTGGTGGCTCTGCTAAATTTAGAGTGCCGAGGGAGGCTTGCCTTTCCTCGGCATTTAATATATAATAATAATATATTTTTAAAATGAGTAAATATTTTGGATATATAATAATAGGCATATGCCAAACTAGGTTTGGTGCCGAATTAAATTAATGACAATTCGCCATGTGGCGAGAAAAGGTATAAAATGACTTTCGAACAACAAGTACAGCTATCTAGTGAGCTAGAACAACAACTAGGAATCCACAACAATACAAGTTTAACAAAAACAATTGATGACAATTCAATAGTTATCAATACAAATTTTGTTGACGCATTTTCACAAGCAAACTTAAATAGATTAAAAGAAATTATTAGTACAGACGCATATCCTGAATTATATGGTGATGAATTGCCAAAGGGTATTCAATTTATTGATTTTGACATTTATGACATTGATGTTTTAAATGATTCTATTAAGAAAGAATACGGAGCTCAACAAGGCAGAGCTGGTGAAAATCAGAAATTTGACAAAATTAAAAATGACATTATTACTAACGGTTACAAATTAAGATATCCACCAATTGCAATTTGTGTATATCCTGATGGTTCTATTAAGATTATAACTGGTAAAACAAGAACTAAAATCTTAAAAAACAATTGTAAAATGAAAAATGCAATTGTAGCAGTATATAAAGTTACAGATAATAGAACTTTAATTACACAATCAGTTAGATTTAATTGTGTTGATGTACCAACAGGTGTTGCTAACGGAGCAGATGTTATCTCAGCTGGTCAAGAATTAATTAATGGTAAAATGTTAAATAAAAATCTTGCAGATATTAAAGGTTGGATTTATGAGGCTACAGGTGATGGTCCTTTTACTGAAGCATATAAAGACCAATTAGCACAAACAATTTTAAATAATGCAAATACAAGACCTTTGATATATTCTTGGAGACCAGAAAATATTAATCAATGGATGTCAGACCATAATTATAAGAAAGCTGCTTTACAATATCCAGGTGCTGGTTTAGGTAATGCAGAATTATTATTTGTAAAAGATGACGGTTCAGAACCAGATATTTTGTATCTAGTTTGTGCCTCATCATCATGGACTAAAAATATATACAGAGCGTCAATTGTGATGGCTAATCCACACTTTATAGGTAAAACTTTAAGGATTATTGTTCATACATCAACACTTGAAAGCTCTAATAACACAAAAGACTTACAAGACCAATATGACAATAGAGTAAAATTGCATAACTTTAATTGGAAAGAATCAATTAGTAATTATGCAGAAACCTTTTTTGTGTATAAAAATGAAAAAGGTGATAATGTAATACCAAAAAACACAAGTAAAGTGGTATTATATGCAACCTTACCAGCAATTAAAAAAATCCACAACATGGATGAGTTGGTACTATTATAAAAATAAATGAATGGCCGAAGGAGGCTTGACTTTCTCGGCCATTTACTATATAATGTAACACATGAATAAATGCGGAATTAGTTTAAAAGTAAAACACTTGGTTTCCAACCAGGAGAAGTTTGGGCAGTACAATCATTCCGCTCCAAAATTAGTTAAAAAGGATATATAATGAAACATAAAGTACCTAATGTAAGTTTTAAAGTAAGAGAACTTGGCGAATGGGTTACTAAAACAAGTGATGACTTTTTTAAAGGCAAACGAGTAATTGTCTTTGGTTTACCTGGTGCATTTACACCTACTTGTTCAAGTAAACAATTACCAGGTTATGAAAACAAATATAATGAATTCAAAGAAAGAGGCATTGACGAAATCTATTGTATGTCAGTTAATGATTCTTTTGTAATGAATGCTTGGGCAGAAAAAGAACATATTGTAAATTGCAAAATGATTCCAGATGGCTCAGGTGAATTTTCAAGGTTAATGGGAATGCTTGTCTGTAAAGATGACAAAGGGTTTGGTCAAAGGTCTTGGAGATATTCTATGGTTGTAAATGATGGTGTCGTTGAGGCATTGTTTGAAGAGCCAGGAAAATGTGATAATTTGACTAGTGACCCATATGGTGAATCATCACCAGAGAGTATGTTGAAATACTTGACCAATTAAAAATAGGAGAAATATATTATGAATCTTTCAACAGATACTATTGATGTACTAAAAAACTTTTCTAATATTAATCAGAATATTCTGGTTAAACCTGGAAAAACAGTACAGACAATATCTACAATGAAGAATATCTTAGCAGAAGCTGAGGTAAACGAGGAGTTTGGTAGCGAGTTTGCTATCTATGACTTACCTGAATTTTTGAGGTCTATTGAATTGTTTGATAGTCCACAACTTAAATTCAATGGTGGTACAAATGTACAAATCAACGAAGAAAAATCTAAACAAAATATTAAATATTTCTTTGCTGACAAATCAGTAATTGTATCTCCAACAAAATCAATTACAATGCCAGATAACTTTGTATCTTTCACTTTTAAAAAGGAAAGCTTTGCAAAACTTATGAAGGCGGCTACAACACTAAATCTAGTTGATGTTGCAGTAGTTGGTAACGGTAGTAAAATCCACATGATTGCTACTGATAAGAAAAACAAATCATCAAACGAATACTCAATTGATGTAGGCGAAACTGATAAGACTTTTAAGGCTTATTTCAAAGTTGAGAACTTTAAAATGATTACAGACGATTATGATGTTGCGATTTCATCACAAAAGATTAGTCACTTTGTAAACAGAAATAAAAAGGTTCAATACTGGATTGCATTGGAACCAGATAGTGAGTTTTAATGCCAGACATTAAACTTAAAAAGATAGAGTATCATTCAGTACATAGTCATTTTACATATGACATACCTGAAGAAGCTGCAATTGAAACCTTTGGTTCTGTCCAAAGATTCAATGAAATTATATCACATCTTGGTGATGAATGGGGAGGACCAGAAAAGATTGGTAATCCACCAACAGACGAAGAAGATGATAAACTAATGGATTTTCTAGCAGAATTTGATTATGATAGAGAAGACGATTGGTTTAGTGATAGAAAAGGTGGCTATGATATATCTTATGAAATTGTGAAACCTAAAGATAATGAATAAAGTGGAGTTTATATTATGTCAGAGTATTTGTGGGTCGAAAAGTATCGGCCAAAGAAGATTGAAGATTGTATCCTATCACAGGATATAAAAGAAACTTTTAGTCAGTTTCTATCTCAAAAAGAAATACCAAATCTGTTGTTATCTGGTACTGCCGGTACTGGTAAAACAACTGTTGCTCGTGCCTTATGTGAAGAACTTGGTGCTGATTATATCATCATTAATGGTTCAGACGAAGGCCGACAAATAGATACATTGAGGCACAAGATTAAAAACTTTGCTTCTACTGTATCACTTACCGAAACATCTAATCACAAAGTAGTAATTATAGACGAGGCAGATTATATGAATGCTGATAGTGTTCAACCTGCTTTGCGTAATTTTATTGAAACATTTTACAATAATTGTAGATTTATATTTACTTGTAATTACAAGAATAAAATTATACCTGCTTTACACAGTAGATGTACCGTTATTGATTTTACTATCAAAAATGGTCAAAAGGTAAAAACTGCTAAGTCTTTTATGGAAAGAATGTCTAATCTATTGACAGATGAAAATATTGAGTTTGATAAAAAGGTTTTAGCTGAACTAATACAGAAATATTATCCTGATTTTCGTAGAACTATAAACGAACTTCAAAGATATTCTGTAAGAGGTAAGATTGATAGTGGTATATTGTTTAGTCTGTCAGAGGCGAACAATAAAGAACTTGTTAAAACATTAAAAGATAAAAAGTTTAATGATATGAGAAAGTGGGTTGTTAATAATATTGACAAAGAACCTGCCTCTCTTTTCAGAGGTATCTATGATGTTATGTACGAGGCACTTGATAAAAATTCAGTACCTCAAGCAATTTTGATTATAGCTGGTTATCAGTACAAGGCAGCCTTTGTTGCCGACCAAGAGATAAATATGGTCGCTTGTTTAACTGAAATTATGGCCAGTTGTAAATTTAAATAGTGATAAGCGGGTGTGGTTCAATAGTAGAACATATCGTTGCCAACGATAAGACGACGGAGCGTAACCGTCCATCCGCTCCAAATTTAAGGTTATATTATGTACGAATTAAAAGATTATCTCAATGCTATAAACTTTGAGAAAAAACCATTGTTAGATAGTGAGGACCTAACATGGGAAAAGAAATACCCTCCTTTTATAATCAACAAGTGTTTATCTATGCACTATGATTGTATCGCACAAGCCAATGAAATGAATGGTTATCACTTCTTGGACAAAAAGGTACAGTTTGATTTTTATATAAATAGTATTCGTAAGACAAAGCGATTTGGTGGCAAGTGGTTATCACAGGCCAAATTGAAAAATTTAGAGTATGTCAAAGAGTATTATGGATATAGTAATGAGAAAGCTAAAGAGGCTCTCAGCATACTAACGGATAAACAAATTGAAGATATAAAAATAAGCCTTTCCAAAGGCGGGAGAAAACGAAAATGAGTGAAGAAATTTCATGGTCACCGGAAGATATGTTAGAGGTCACCATTAAACAACCAGACGACTTTCTAAAAGTTAGAGAAACCTTAACAAGAATTGGTGTAGCAAGTAGAAAAGATAAAACATTATACCAATCTTGCCACATTTTACATAAACAAGGTAAGTATTACATAGTACACTTTAAAGAGTTATTTGCTTTAGACGGCAAAAAGGCTACACTAGTTGCTAATGATGTTCAAAGAAGAAATACAATTGCTATTTTATTACAAGATTGGAACTTAATTGATATTGTAAAACCAACGGCGGCTGAAGATAAAGCGCCTTTAAGTCAGATAAAAGTATTACCATTTAAAGAAAAGAAAGAATGGATATTATCTGCCAAGTACAATATTGGTAAAAAGGTTGAAGAAAAAGAAAGTCCGGAACAAAATAGTAATGTTAGTACCGAAGTTTAAAAATTTTATCAGCGAAGAAAAAAAAGAAAAATCTTTTTTAAGGTTACTCATTGTTACAGATGAGCCTGAAGAAGCAAAGACTTTTCATACTGCTGATAGATTAAAGGAAGAATGTGATAAGTTAGGTTATCCATATTATCTTTTTAAACTTACAGGTGGTTACACCACTTACGAAAACGGCATCCGTAAATTTCATAACAAAGACGACAAAAAAGGTTTTGAAGTTGGCGCCATGACCGTTGCAGTAATACGAGGTTCTATAACTAGAAAAGATAGTTGGATGGACTTTGTATCAATACTAGAAAGAGCAAATGCAACTCTAGTAAATCCTAGAACTACTATTAATGTCTGTGCTGACAAATATAGAACAGCATTAAGACTTGCAGATTATGGTTTAACACAACCAAAAACAAAATTAATAAACGACCCCGAAACAGCTATCGACCAAGTAGAACAAGCCGACATTAAGTTTCCCCTTATTATGAAAACATTAAGAGGAAGTAAAGGTGTCGGTGTTTTATTTTTAGATAGTGAAAGAGGGTTAGATTCTATTGTACAACTTATACATAAACAAGATGAAGACGCAGATTTATTAGTACAAGAATATGTCAAAACAGAATATGATGTTAGAGTACATATTTTAGGTGGTAAATACTTAGCGGCTATGAAACGACCAGTAATCGAAGGAGATTTTAGGTCAAATGTATCGCAAGGTTCTAAACCAGAAAAAATCAAACTTACAGAATTAGAAATAGAAGAATGTTTAAAAGCTTCTAAAGCAGTTGGTGGTTATTGGACGGCTGTTGATTTTATACCTAGTAAAAATAGAGAAAAACAACCACCGTTTATGTTAGAAGTAAACTCATCACCTGGTACAGAGGGTATTGAAGACGCTACTAAAATGAATATTGCAAAAGAAGTAATTACACATTTTGCAAAAAAAGAAAACAGATTTACAGTACCAACAGAATGTGGCTACAAAGAAATACTAACAATTAAACCTTTTGGTGAAATAGTATCAAAATTTGATACGGGTAATTCAGGTATGCCAGTTATTCATGCAGATAAAATTAGACCAATGTCTAATAAGAAAATAGAATGGACTTTATTAGGTAAAACTATTACAAGTGAAATAGTAAGAATGGAAGAAATATCTGTAGGTGGCTTAAGAGATTATGATGAAGACCGATATGTCGTAAAACTAGATGTAGAATTCGCCGGTGGTTTCTATAAAGATGTAGAATTTACCATTGATGATAGAGAAGATAGAACACCTATCTTACTTGACCGTGCATTTATGAATAGATTAAATGTTATGGTAAACCCACAAAGAAAATATGTGATTACAACAAAATACAGCTTGCCAAACTAGGCAAGAAGTGTTATAATATATAATAAATTGAAGGAGATATTATGTCAGATGTGAAAATCGTAAGATTACAAACAGGTGAAGATGTGATTGCCAAAATGGAAAAAGATACCATGGGCAATTATACATTTGAAAAACCATTTGTAATTATTCCCACACAATCAGCACCAGGTCAACCAGTACAGTTAATGATGACGCCTTATATGCCATATGCAGATGAGGACAAAATTACTATTGCTCAAGACAAGGTGGTGACAACAGTTAAACCGAAGAAAGAAATTCTAGCTTCGTATCAAAAAAATACAAGTAGTATTATTACAGCAGGAAGTCCAGACTTAATTACTGAAACTAAAGTACCTAAGTTATAATGATAACAGTTTACTTCGTTAGAAATGGTAGTAAAATACCTGTAGAAGTGGAGGTAGGTGCGTCTTTAATGGAAGCTGCAAAGTTTTATTCAAAGATAGATATACCTGAAATACCAGCAGACTGTGGTGGCGCTTGTGCTTGTGCTACTTGTCATGTTCATATAGATGAAAGGTGG